TGTTTAAGGTTATAACTGTTGGTATTCGCATAGTGGCGACCGTGATTTATGCCATGGTCAAGTTGGTTGATCAGTTGGCTAAGGCTGTTGTCTATACCTTTGATGCAATTCGCCTGGCAGTGCAAGGCGACTTTGAAGGGGCAGGTAGAATAATTAGTCAAAATTTTGGGGCAGGCCTAGAGCAGGCAAAACGCGACTTTGCGCAAATTCAAAAGATCTTCACTGATTCACCAGCACCCAAGGCAACAACACGAGACCGCCCGCAAACACCTGACACCAGCGCAGCCGATGCAGCAGCGGCAGCAGCAGCTAGGAATGCAGCCACTGAGCAGGAGCGCGCTGCTCAGCGGTACAACGAAGGACTAAAAGGTGCAATAGATTTGGCGGGCGATCTGAATAAACAAATCAGAGACATTAAATTAACAACTAAAAGTGTAGAAGCTAGCCCTGTTCAGAAGATTTCAAACGAGCTTCAAGCAAGTTTAAACGCAATACAAGATGAGCAAGAAACTTTATTCAAAAAAGCAGATGAGTTTACTAGTAAGACAGGGGTGCAATTTGAAGGGCTGCGAAATAAGATAAAAACTCTAGGTGCAGCTAAAAAGGAGCTAGCAGATAAAACCTACCAGGAAGATTTTGCAGCGCTTTACGCCAGCCAAGGTGAAGCAATTGATAAAGCCACTGAGTCGGTGTATGAGAATGCGCGGGCGTTGCAATACAACAATGACGTCATGGGCGGCTTAAAGGATGGACTGACTGGCTACATCGAGCAGATTGGCACGATGCGTGATGCGCTATCTAATCTTGGCCAGCAAGCCTTCAAGGGTATTGAAGATGCGCTTGTTTCGCTGGTAACCACTGGCACCGCAAACTTCCGTGAGTTTGCGGTCAGCATTCTTGAGGAGACATCAAGGATGATTATTCAGCAGCTAGTCCTTAAGCAAATCATGCAGGCGATTGGCTTTGGCGGTGGAGGTGGCGGTGGCGGCGCTGGGTTTACGCAGTTCAACGCCAGCGGTGTTGGCTTCGATCCTGCAGCGTTCTCGGGGACATCATTTTTTGCCAACGGCGGCATCATGACCGGCGACGGCCCGATGCCTCTCAAGAAGTACGCATCAGGTGGCATCGCCAGGTCCCCCCAGCTTGCGATGTTTGGCGAAGGATCTAGGCCTGAGGCCTTCGTGCCGCTACCTGATGGCCGGCGCATCCCGGTGGCGATGCAGGGCGGCGGTGGCGGCAGCACCAACGTCACGGTCAACGTAGATGCCTCCGGTAATGCCAGCGTCCAGGGCGATCAATCGCAGGCAAAGCAGTTAGGGGTTGCCGTTTCGGCTGCGGTGCAGGCAGAATTGGTGAAGCAACAACGACCAGGTGGCATCTTGGCTGGTACCCGACGCTAATGGCAACCTTTACTTTCACACCTAGTTTCACGGTTGACCTAGAAGAGCAGCCAATTATCAGACGTGTTAAGTTTGGCGATGGATATGAGCAACGCCTTTCTTATGGTCTGAACACACAACCAAAGAAATGGTCTTTGCAGTTCTTGAATCGTACTGATACTGAACGTAACAACATCTTGACATTCTTGCGTACGCAAGGTGCTGCTGAATCTTTCGACTGGACAGACCCCAATAGCTACGTCGGCAAATGGATCTGCCCACAATGGAGCACCAGCCAAGTAAGCTGTAACTTCAATAACATTACCGCTACATTTGAAGAGGTCTTTGAGCCATGATTATTTAAGCCTAGGTCGCGCTACAATCCAAGCAACATCCAAACGCTGATCTTATGAGCACCATCGTCACCCGATCCGGTAAAGGCAGTCCGCTCACGCACGTTGAGGTGGATGCTAACTTCACCAACCTCAACACGGACAAGGCCGGTTACATCACCGGTGAAGGCGGTACGGTAACGCAGGCAACCAGCAAGGCGACTGCCGTCACGCTTAACAAGAAGTGCGGCAAGATTACGATGAACGCTGCATCACTGGCGGCGGCTACTACGGTGACCTTCACGCTTACCAACAGCACGATCGCAACGACTGACCTGCTGGTGTTGAACCACGTCAGCGGTGGCACGGCTGGCGCGTACTTGCTGAACGCTCAAGCAGCAGCCGGATCAGCTTCCATCAATGTGCGCAATGTAACTGCTGGCGCATTGTCTGAAGCTATCGTGATTGGCTTTGCTGTTATAAAAGCTGTCACTGCATAATCAATGACCAACGCTGCCATTACAAGTGCTGTACAGGCGATCGCCCCTAGCGCACTGATTGAGCTATTTCAGCTTGAGCTTAATGTGCCGCAGCATGGCGTTGCTGAAACGTACTACTTCCATGCGGGCACAAGCCTTAACAATAACGGTGATTTGATTTGGGCTGGCCAGCCATACATGGCGCTGCCAATTGAAGTGGAAGGTTTTGAATACAGCGGTCAGGGTACACTGCCGCGCCCCAGGATGCGCATCAGCAACATCATGGGCACCATCACAGCGTTAATCCTGACGCTACCAGAAGGTTTGGAAGGTGCTAAGTTCACGCGCATCAGGACACTAGCGCGATTCATTGATAGCGATAACTTCCCCGCTGGTGTTGACTACCTACTAACTGAAGACAGCTTTGCATTGATGTATGAAGATAGCACCTTTATCTATCAGGAGGTTGGCAATCCGTTTGGAAATCCCGACCCCCTCGCCGAATTTCCACGCGAAATTTTCTTTGTAGATCGCAAGTCAGCAGAAAACCGCGATGTAGTTGAGTATGAGCTCGCCAGTGCGTTTGACATGGCCTTAGTCCGTGCACCAAAACGGCAGTGCATTACGCGGTGCCAATGGGTGTACCGTTCAAATGAATGCAGCTACGCGGGCACCAATTACTTCAACGTTAGCGATGTTGCTGTAGGTAACGCAATCCAGGATGTATGCGGCAAGCGTGTTGATAGTTGTAAGGCAAGATTTGGCCAGTCCGCTGAACTTCCATTTGGCGGCTACCCAGGCATTGGCACCTATTTCACATGACCTGGAAAGATGCTGCCTTAGAACATGCGCAGGCTGAAGACCCCCGCGAGGCGTGCGGGCTGGTGGTGATCGTCAAAGGCCGCGCCCGCTACTGGCCGTGCCGCAACCTTGCGACGCAGCCTGAGCAGTTGTTCGTGCTGAATCCTGACGACTATGCCGCCGCTGAGGATGCCGGTGAGATCACGGCAATCGTCCACAGCCATCCGATAACGCCAGCACTACCGAGCGAGGCTGACAAGACGGCCGCAGAGGTCAGCAAGCTGCCGTGGCACATCGTCAACCCAAAGACCCGCTCTTGGGGCACCTACGTGCCATGTGGCTTCCGCTCACCGCTGATCGGTCGGCAATGGGTGTGGGCCGTGCAGGATTGCTGGACCCTAGCCCGTGACTGGTACAGCGACCATGGCATCGCCTTGCGCGACTGGCAGCGGCCAGTGAACCCGGCAGACTTCCTTGCGGCACCGTTGTTTGAAGGTTGCTGGGCAGCGACTGGCTTCCGGGAGCTGCAGGAAGATGAGCACCTCGAAAGCGGTGATCTGCTGCTGATGTCGATCAATGCGCATGGCCTGAACCATTGCGCTGTCTACATCGGTGATGGCATGGTGCTCCATCACATACAAGGCCGCCTCAGCAGTCGGGACATGTATGGCGGCTGGTTAGCTAAGATGACCGGAAGGAGGTTGCGCCATGCTCCGTAAGATCAAGCTCTACGGTCAGCTAGCCAAGTTCATCGGCAGCCGTGTGCTCGAAGCGGACGTGGCGACTGCTGCTGAGGCAGTGCGGATGCTAGCGGCAAATTTTCCGGGCCTTGAGAAGCACATGGCCGACCAGCACTATCGCGTTACGGTGGGCAGCTATGACCTGACGCTAGACGAGATCCACGATCCAGCCGGCCAGCAGGACATCATGATCGTGCCTGTGATTGCAGGTGCTGGGGCAGTGGGCAAGATCCTGGCTGGCATAGCATTAATAGCAGGTGCAATCATCCTTGGTCCTCTTGTTGGAGGATTCATGGGTTTAGGTTTGGGTTTAAGTGGCGCAGGAATGGGAATTATTGGAGGTTCGGCGGCTGTACTCCTCGGGGGAATTGGCGCCACTCTTCTCCTCGGCGGCGTCGCCCAATTGCTATCACCAGTACCTACCATTCCGCAAGGTGCTGGCAGCGACAACGATCCACGCAAGACGTTCAACTTCTCCGGCATCCAGCAGACCAGCAGGCAAGGCGTACCGGTGCCATGCGTTTATGGCCTGACGCTAGTTGGCAGTGTGGTGATTTCCGCTGGCGTTGATACCGTGCAGGTGCAGGCGCTATCAGGAACTGGTTCACCTGTATTGGA